ATTAGAAACCTAGGTGACAAGTGGCTATTTGCTAAACCTATTACACGTAAGGAACCAACACAATGACAATCGAGACAATAACCTTTCACTTTGTAGGGGCATTAGAGGACTCATTCGCTATCGTTGACGTTCAATGTCAGATTGACGAAGACGGGGACTGCAGGGACTTAGACTCTGTGATGTATCAGGGCTTAGACTTGCTTCAAGTTATCTCACACAGTCAATGGGAGCACCTTGAATGGCAGGGTTCAAAGAAGTATAAAGCTGAGAGAGATACTCAAGCAGGGATAGACTTTGAGAATAGCCTTTAAAGGGCTTTAAAGGGCTGTTTTAGCCTACTTTTAATCGTCTAGGTTATTTGTGAAGGCTGGGAACGTCCAAGGCTTTACAGACCTTTGTTTTATGGCTTGAATTTTACGTGCAATTTCATCCTTGCGCTTGGAATAATTTTTAATGGACTTTTGAAATGATTGACCCATCTCAGCTATTTCGTCTTCATCCCATGCAACAACCTTTGTGTAAAGGTACTGATATTTTGTTTCCAAGAAATTTAAACGTTCTTCTGCAGTCAGTAGGCGACGATCTGACAAAAGTCGATTACATTCAGCACAACAAGGAATTAAAGCAAGCGGAATTTTGTTTTCACGTAGTGTTTTTGTTGAATATGCTTCAATCCAAGCCAAAGGAGGCACATGGTCTAAACTTTCAGCTTCATCGTTACAATAAAAACAAATATAGCCTTCCTCAAGGTATAGTCGTTCATAAAGTTGGTTATAAATCTTTATGAGACGTGCTCTTTCAGGTGCTTTCATGGTGAATTCTCCAAAGAATGTACCATTGTAGCATAAAAACAACACTTTTGCAACTATAACCACACAACTTGTAAGGACATTAATGCCATGTTATCAGATATTGACTTAAAGGACTGGATTGAACAACCTTCAATTCCCCTGTATGACGTACCAAGGGAAACACCCATAAAGACACCTATGGGGATGCTATGGTTCAAGCACATTGACGGGATGTACAGTCTGAACTATGATGCCAATGGACACCCAGTGCACATGAAAGCATGGGTGAAGGTTAATCCATTTAAAAGGAAGAATGATGAATGAATACTGCTATCAAGTAAGCCCTACAAGGGATATATGGGTCTATGCAAGCAATGAGGAAGAAGCTGAAAGCATGGTCTATGAGCAGCTAGGCTATGACCCTGATGAAATGGACTTGATTGAAATCAGGGAGGATGTATGAAATGCTTATGTTGTGATAGGATATTGACAGACTATGAAAGTACACGTAAACACGCTGTAACGGGTACATTCATTGACCTATGCCAACAATGTTTTAAGACTGTACAGGCTGATTCACACCTACCTACAAAGGACAGGAAAGACCTTATATCATCGGAAGATATAGATGACAGTGCTGATGCTGAAGAACAAGATGACTGTCACGTTAGCGACACCAACACTGAAGGAGGCCATTGACAATCTGTACTTTGTGTGCTACCCTTTACTTTAAAGATACTACAAAGTATCTAGGATGATTCATAGAAGTTAAATACACTATTAAAGTATTATTTAAGTAATATACTTATAAAGACTTTAAAGTGCCCATAAACAGACATTTAACCTAAAGGATAATTTTATGTCTATTGAAATGATGAATAACGATGATGACTTTGACATGGACTTGGTACAGTATGAATGCTGGTATTGGTCTGTCATTGACAGTATGGCTGAATTAGTTATGAATAATGGTCGTGATAAGGTAATGTCTCATGTGTCTGAGGCTGTCTTACACAAAGTTCACAGTGGATACGTTGTAGCCAAAGAGAATGATGAGCATCCACTGCTATGGTAATGGCTATATTTGTCTTCATCGTAACTTTAATTAAACTGGTACTATCCAAGTGAACAACGAGAACGTAAAATGAACATTGATCCTGATAAGCCTTGGCCTTTCCCGTCACACTTTGGTGACACTGCTGAAGATAGTAAACTGATAGCTGATTGTCTTGAACTGTTGCAGGACTTTACTGCTTTTCAGCTTAGAGGTGAAATCTACTATGGCTACCTCGATGTGAAGGCATTGAAGGTCATAGAAGAACTTAGGGAGGCTCAAGATAATGAAGCTAAACCTAGTACGTAAACCTAAGCCTGAGTCTAAACTCATCAAGCATATTGCCTGTGATGCCTGTGGTAGCTCAGATGCCAATGGCTTATACGATGACAATCACACGTATTGTTTCTCATGCAATACTTACTACAATGAAACTGATGCTGATGAACTGTCAGTTATGCGAGATGCGATAGCACCACGAAAGACTCAGATGCTAGAGATTAAAGGTCAGATTAAATCGATACCTGACAGAGGTATTACCCTTCAAACCTGTGAGAAATATGGAGTTACACAAGATAATGGACAGCACTTTTATCCTTACACTGACGATGCCGGAGGAGTTGTTGCAGCAAAACTTAGACGAGTGGCAGACAAAACTTTCAGCATTCTCGGAACATTCACGAATGCTAGGCTTTTCGGTCAACAGCTCTTTCACGCTGGCGGCAAGGCCGTCACCATCACTGAAGGAGAACTTGACGCTCTAGCAGCTTTTCAGATGAATGGTAGCCTCTACCCTGTGGTATCAGTCAGAAACGGTGCACAGGCCGCTTTAAAGGACTGCAAGACACAATATGAGTGGCTTAACTCCTTCGATAGCATTGTCATCTGCTTTGATGCTGATGAGCCGGGTAAGAAGGCTTCAAAGGAAGTAGCTGAACTGTTTGGTCAGAAGGCTAAGATTGTGAAGCATTTGAGTGGCTACAAAGATGCCTGTGACTACCTCATTGCAGGTGCTACTAAAGAGTTTGTGAATGAGTGGTGGAGAGCTGAGGTGTACATCCCAGATGGCATCATCAATGCAGCCTCATTGTGGGAGGAAGTCATTAAACCTGAGGCTAAGGCTGAGGCTATGTACCCTTGGAAGGGCTTGAATAAGCTCTTGTATGGTATCAGGCCATCGGAGTTAGTCACAGTCACTGCAGGTAGTGGCTTGGGTAAGAGTCAATTCCTACGTGAGATATTGTTCAATATACTGAACACTACGACTTGGAATGTTGGAGGTTTATTCCTTGAAGAGTCCACTCGTAAGACAGCTCGAAGTATCATGAGCTTACACGCTAACAAGCTTCTACACTTACCTGACACACCAACAACTGAGAAGGAACTTAAAGATGCTTTCGATGCAACACTTGGTACTAATCGTGTTTATCTCTTTGACCATTTCGGTAGCAGTGACGTTGACAACATTGCCAACAGAATCCGATACATGGCTAAAGCTTGCGATTGCAGGGTTATCTTTCTTGACCACATCAGTATTGTTATATCTGGTCAAGACAATGGAGATGAGCGTAAGGCTATTGATAACATGATGACGAAGCTTCGTACACTGGTGCAGGAGTTAGAGATTACATTGATCTGTGTCAGTCACCTTCGTAGACCCCAAGGCAACCAAGGTCATGAGGATGGTGGTAGCGTATCACTGTCGCAGCTCAGAGGCTCAGGTGCTATTGCTCAACTGAGTGATGCTGTGATTACATTGGAGCGTAACAGCATGGCAGCAGATGATAATGAACGTCACATGACTAAGATTGCAGTGGCTAAGAATCGTTACAATGGTTATACAGGCCCAGCTTGTGTGTTGAAGTATGACATGGATACTGGACGCATGGTGGAGATGCAAGAGGAGGTCTTATGAGAGACTCAGATGTACAGCGAGAGATTGATAACATGACTGAAAAGAGGGCTAATCCTTTAAGTGTAGCTCAGGAGCAGTATGATGCTCGATGGGACATGATATTTGGTAGGGACAAGGGTGACAAAGAACGTGATAGGCGTGAAGATGCCCTAGCTGAAGTACAACGATTAGGACAAGAGATTCAACCTGAGGAAACTGAAGATGAGTAGTATTCTGATTGCAATCATTGGAGTGGTCTACGCTATTGTAGCTGTGGACTTACTTTATAAAGGTAATACTGGCTTAGGTATAGCCTTCATTGGTTATGCACTAGGTAACGTGGGGCTGTACATGGAGGCTGCAAAATGATACCTATGGATGATAATGATGATGGGTTTGCTCTTATTGAACGTGAAAACTCAATGAAGGGTCAGCCTTACAACTGGGAAGCTGATGCTATTAAAGCTGCCATTCGCATAGAGCGTGAGGCGTGTGCAGATTTATGTAAAGAAATGTATTTGTCAGGTGACATGGATACTGGTCTGGCAGAGGAAGCCATCCGAGCAAGGGGACAAGCAACATGACCAAAGGAACCATTAAAGACGTATGGGCAGTGCATGAGAAACGTAAGGAACGTATCAGGCTCAAGCAGCGTGAGTGGGTCAAACGTAATCGTGATAAAGTTAATGCTTACAAAGCAGCTACAAAAGAACGTAAGAAGAGTGTCGTGTCGATGAATGTCAATAATGTAGTCACGTTGTCACGTTATAGGACTGACTTCAGGAACACGGTGTATCATTGCCCTGAACTAACTTATCGAGGAAAGAATGATTGACCTAGACACAATAGCTGGTAGAATGTTGGACTTGGAGACTAAGTACTATGAAATGCAGGATAAGTATCAGTTACTCATTCACCACTATGAAGACTTGAAAGCAGAATATGAAGCGTATCGTATTGGACATAGAGACAACCTTAGATCACAACACGATTTGGATGGTAGTAACTAAGGACATTGACAGC